TCACTATCCATCTCGTTAAGATTAGGAATGTTGTATTGCTTAATAAAATATGTTTGGTCTATTAAATACATCTACTTCTTTTTAGGTTCTTCTTTCCAATACTTAGCCACCTTTTCGGTATAAACCAAGTACGCAGCCAATTGACTATCGTACTCGATTACATTACCTTTTTTTTCAGTAGCAAAGTCCTTTGTAAACTCTACTTTAGCCATAATACTATACTGGTGTTGATTGAAGAGTTACTAAAGCAGCAGAGATAGAAGTTACTTTCTTAAATCCACCTTTGTCAGCAGCTCTAATCAAGAATGCCATTCTCTTACGTGCTTTCAATGTCATTTCGTCTTCTACGAACTGAGTTCCTGAGTATCCTTTTGACATTTCAACTCCACCTTTCTCATATATTCTAGCAAAACGATTGTCTCCAAGAACCAATGTGTTGACTGGAATGATATTGGCTTCAACTACAGTAATTCCTGAAACACTTGCACCATCTCTAGCAACAAATGGAGGCATAACGTAATTGTTGTTAGCGTCTTTCTTTAATTTCATTTTGTTGATGTCTGCAATATTCATAACTGCGAAGTTAGGGATATATTTAGCACCACCACCTACAGTAATAGATTCAGACACTTTTACAAGTAAGTCGTATATTGAAGCATCAGCAATTCCTGCGGCAGCAGGTACATAAGCATTAACAGAAGCAACTAATCCTGTAATTGTATTTCCTGTACCATCTCCTAAAGCAATTTGCCTATCAACTTCCAACGCAACGTTAGTGTCAAGGAACATTCCTAGTTCAGCAGCAAACATCTGAGCATCTTCAAAGAACTCTTCTGTAACAGGTAATGTATCACCAATCTTTTGGATAGTAACACTTCCTCTTTTGTACTTAGCAGTAGACTCTGGAAAAATAGCTCCTTCAGCAACGGCAGCGGCAGCTCTAGCAATAGTAGCCTCGTCCCAATCGTAGAAACGAATTACTCCGTTGTTGTTACCATCACCGATAGTCAACTTAGGAAAAATGTCATACATAGATAATTTACGAGTAGCTAATTGACCAATATCTGGTAAATCATATGCTTGCTCGTTGTTTGCAATAGAAGCTCTGTTAGAAAGTGCTTTTACAACAACTTCTTTGTTAGAAATTCCACCTGCAATCTCTTTCAATACAGCTTTGTTAGCCTCTAATTCATCTTTTAATCCAACTACTTTTGATTTCTCAGTAACAATAGCGTTCTCTTTTAGCTTAGCGATTTGCTCGTTAGCATCTTTGAACTTAGCCTCAAAAGCTTCATTAGCTTTTACAATTGCATCAGCAATTTGCTTATTCGTAGCTTCTTGCTCGAAAGTTCTTTTTTCCGTTTGGTAAGCGTCTGCTTCTACCGGAGTCATTTTGTCAATGGCATCTTGCCCTTTGTAAGTAAACATAATTTTCTCTGTTTAATTGTTAATTAAATATTCCTTCTCTTTTGAGTGACTTCCATCGGCTCGGGTATTGAAGTGACTTCGTCGGCTTCCTTATTTTCTTGCATCGTAGGGGTAATAGTATTACTACCCATTAAAACTGCACTTATTTCTATTAACTTAGCTTCTCTTACTAACCAAAAATAGCCTTCTTCCTCAGCCATTTCTTTATTACCTACAGAATCAATGTTGTCAAGATAAACTTTGTATTCGTCTTCGTAAGCTTCATCATTTACTGCAAGATCCAACTTTACATAAACCATTCCAACCGAATGCTGATTTATCCTGTTGTTCTTATATTCAGCAAATACTTGAGAATTATATTCTTTCATTATCTCAGTATCCATAAACAAAGCTTGAGTAGTACCTTCTTTATCTACTCCTAAATCTTTCCATGCAATGTCTTTTTCGTAAACATTCATTGGTTCTCCAATCTTAGAGGTAATCTTAAACTCGTGATCGTGAAGATGAAAAATATTATTATTCTCTTTTATTGACTTAGAGAAACAGCCTTTAGCGTGAACATCTTTATGCGAATCCATGTAAAGATAAGTATTTCCTACTATAGTTCTTTCTAGGATAAGCTCACTATCTTTATAAATACCTTTAATAGCTGAGGTCTTGGTAATTGCGGTTATACCACCTTTTACTATTTTTATCTCAGCCTTCTTTAAGGCAATGATCTCAGCCTTATTCTTTACTATTTCAGCTATATTCATTTCTTAATGATTTTTTGTTCAGCAATTTTTCTATCGTATTCTTTACGAGCTTCCATTAGCTTTTTGTACTTCTCTTTGTTATCGTCTTAGCTTTTAATTATCATAATCCTCTATGTTTAATTGATTAGCCTTAGCTAGTATCGCATTGTCAAGTTTAGCTTTGATAACAGTCTCTTTCTGTAACTCAAACACTTGGTTGAATGATAAGTGACCCCAACTCATTTTTAAGTCTTTATAACCAAACTTTTCTTCTAACTCATCTGTTAGCATTTGACCTTTAGGCTTCATAACGTAATCAACGTGTCTTCCAATAGCTTTTTCTTGATTGTCGTAAGTAGAGTTACCTCTAATAGCAGACTCAAGTACATCCTTCGGGATACCATACATAGATCCAATCATAAAAAAGTCATTGTAGTAACTATCATCTAATTTCAAACTTGCAATATTCTCTACAAATCTAGATATATTTACAGGAGTCTTAACAGCGTGAACAGACTTGTTAGAACGCATAGACGATTCAATAGAACTCTTCTCGCCATCAGGCATTACTAAGTTCATAATATTATCGTCTGAGTTCTTACCCGACACCATGAACTTCTTAGTAAATTCTAAATTGATAGACTTAGCGTCAAGAGCTTGTTCTGAGTTAGATATAACTTTATACAACGCATCGAGTCTCGAAGCTCCCTTGTAAAAGTTTCCATCAATGGAGTTAGATAAATCAAAAAATGGAGTTATCTCATCAAGTGGAATTATTTTAGTTTGACCATTGCCTAAATTGTACTTTACAGTACCTTTCAATATATCTTTATAGGTTGCCTCAGAAAACACTAAGCCTTTCAATTTATCTATAATATCAGTATCCCATTCTATCCCAATAGGGTTTAGCCATTGGATTGTATTGTTTTCGGAGAGAATTGATGCATTGCTAGGATTCCAAAGATATGCAGTTCCAGTTTGTACCCAAAACATATAATCCCATAAAAACTGTGTCCAAGTCTGCTTGAAGTTAGGTTTAGACCTTTGGCTATATAAAAAATCAACATCGCCACCCTTCTGATTTATCTTACCCATACTAAACAAATCACAGTTTATCGTGAATACTTTTAGTACCGCAGGATTGCTAAGAACAGCGTTTAATTTCTGAGTCTCAGTTAATAATCTGTTGTGTCTAGCATCTGATGTCAATGTCTCAAAGAAGAAACTCCCATCGCTATTTCGCTCTACCGAAGTCGGCATTGAGCTATTCCAACCTATATTGAAGTTAAATCCCATTTTACAAATATAATATTTTTATTCATACACTTTAATTAGATAAGTTACTTGGTGAAAGTCTCGTTTAAAAAGCCATCGCAAGCAGGTTTATAGTTCTCTCTCATCCACTTAACACATCCATAGAAAGTCTTTTTATACTTTTGAAAGTCCGCTAAAGCACCACTTTCGTCTACAGGACATTTATCAAATGCAAACCTCAAGGCATTGCTTAATATGTCGTCGTCAGATAAATTTGTAATTTCTTTCATGACTATAAATTTTTGATTACTCCCATCTTAAACAGTTTCTCAGTTATGTAAGTTATCGCGTCTAGAGTATGATTGTTATCGTCCTCCGGCTCTTCCTGCACTACTTCGAACTTATCCTTTTTTCTACAATACGTTTCTTGCTCGTGAGCTATGTTCTTACTAGAATCGGTGTAATATATGTTCAAACTCTGTAATGTTCCAATTCTATCCACAACTCTACTCTTTCCACCAACAGCAATCGCATATTCCCATCCAGAACGTCTTAATGCGTGTATCTTCGTAGGTCTATTGCTATCGCAGACAATAAGAGCTTCCTTGCGTATATTCAGTCGCTCAAAGAGCCAACTTACTAATCCTTCCTCTTGATGTGCGTTTATCTGATGCATCTGAGTTTCATTCAGTCCTCTCCTAAGCTCATTCTCTGAAGCGTAGTTCAATTCGTGAACATATAGATTACCATCGTAATATTTTACCTCAACCACCGCAAATGGATCTACCAATCCCCAGTCACATCCGTAATAAGTTTCTTTCTCAATATTCAGATAATCAAAATAAGAAATTGGTTTCCAATTGTAAATCCTTCCTTCAACTTGACCAACTTCTCCAAGTCCATAGACTCTCCACATATTTGCCCAGTAGGTATTAGTTACAACCCCATTTAAGTCAAATCCTCTCTGCTTGTACCTTACAATCTCACTTACTTCCTCTTTCGATAGAAATTCGTTGTCTAAGAACGTTAGCTTCAAGAAATCGCAGTCATTACGTGTCATTACCTCAGTATGAAACCAAAACTTCTTATTCGGGTTAAAATCCAAGAATACTTGCTTGGCTCTAGAAGTTAGCTCTCGATACGTAGAAAATTTTACTTTATTCGCCTCATTAACAAAAACTAAGTCAGAACGAAGTCCTTTTCCAATATCATCCTTATCTAATCCTAAAAACTTTATAAAACTGCCATTAGGAAATTTATAGAGTGTTCCATCCGTAAATTGCTCCTTCTTGAATATGCCAACCATCTTCATGATGTTGCAGAAATCCTTAATAACAGTTATTCGCATTTTCGATAACTCGTCCGAAGCTATGTAAATCTCCCTGTCGGGTACTGAAGATGCGTGATTTATAATTAGCATTAAGATAGAATATGTCTTGGACGCTCCTTGCCCTCCTTGTATTCCTTTTATCCGCTTGCGTAAAGCAGAAATTTTTCTTAATGCTGTTGTCTGTTGTATCATTTATTTTTTATAAAAACCACCGCATGCATTCGCTTAAACGGTGGGTAAACTACTTCTAGTTTGCACTTTCTATTGAAGCTGTTGTATCATTTACTCTTGTGTCGTGTTGTCCTCAACCTGAGACAAAGGATCTATCGTTAGAATAGGAATATTCAAATCTTTCTGATTAGTAGTGAAATCCATCTTATCACCGTACTTGGTTGGATCCATTCTACCTACTACCCACTTCCTAGCATCTACTTGCAATTTAGAACGGTTCACAACATTATGGTCGATTCTATCATTACCATCTCTGTCAATGTACATATCCTTATCTTGCTTATCTGCTATCTCAAGTATCTCCTCAAACAAATTATGCGCTCTGAGCTTCATAGCTTGGTTATACTTAATCACCTTCTCGTCGTCGAGGTTTAGCCACTTAAAGAACGTTCTCTGTGATGGAGTCTCTTCCCTTCTTAGTATCTCACGAACTGAAAGTCCATATTCTATCTCACGGATAATAGAGTCGAATACCTTCTCTACATCAGCATCGGTATAAAACCTGCCTTCTTTATCGTATCCAGTTAATTCTTGTTTCTTCTTAGCCATTTGCATATATAGGTTTATCCAACTATACTTACTATTAAGTATAATCTTATTCTATTAGTTCCAAAGATAAGTAATATATTTTTAATAAAAGAGGAGAAAAGTAATAAAAGGTATATGGCGGCATTATATTTATTTGGTAAACATTTATTTTACAACGCCGCCACATTAAAGTGGGTCATAGCAAGGGCTAACGAAGATGCGGCGGCGTTTTTGCGTTTTTTGCCCGAATTTTGGGACACCCCCCCCTAAAATAATTAATTAAAACATAGGGGTGTATAATAAGTGAGTAAAATAAAACCGTAATGCCGCCTCAATAGGAAAATTCTTACACCTAATAAGAGACTACAAAAATTGGTGAGAGGGTTGAAAACGCAGGAGAGGGGGGGGTATAGTTTATTTCTATGCAATAGCGATTCCTCTATAACAAAAACCTATCATAGCATTAACCTATGCTGGAGCGATAACGCAATAGCAAAAACCTATAATAGAATATATCTATACTGCGAGCTATAGCTCCAGCTTAAATGATAGATAAAACCTATTGCAATTGGTTATACTGCTACAGCGGATGAATGATCCAGCGATAAACTGCCTCAGCGAATGAATGCGACCGCAAATAAAGAACAAAAACGGTTTCGCTCTAGCAATATAGCCACAACGAAAAAAGCACCCGTTAAGGTACTTTAAAATCGATATTTTGTCGTGTGGAAAAAAGCGCTTTCCTCTCGATGAGTTTTTTATTCTAGCATATC